ATGATGCAAAAGATAAATCTAATTTATTTGATACTAGAAAGCACTTAGGCTTACCAGTCTGGACTAAAGCAGTCCAAGACTAAATAGCAGTCCAAGTAGAATTATCTGGATTCCAAGCGTATTTGTTATGTCCGTCGCTAACTTTAAAAGCAGTCCATCTTTGATTGTCTTCATCCCACATTCGACCTTTATAATCTTCATCACTAATATCAGGAATTGTGACAGGCGGTTGCCAGTCATCATTAGAATCTAAAGTCCAAGAAGCATACGGTTGCTCTGAAATAAATTTATCTTTAGCAGCATCATAAGTTCCTCCTATTATTGCAGGTTGTTTTCTAGTACCATCTCTAAAAGATTCTTCCCACGTTCCACCAAATCTTTTTTCACAATAAATTTTTACATTAGGAACAACATCATCACCTACAGTGATAATATTTCTAACAGTGTTAGAGATATCTAATTTAGCTGCATATTTTGTCATTAACCACCTCCATCATATGTCAATGTTCCTGAAACATTGAATGTGGCTAATTTAAATGATGGGTCAGATGAGACAGAATTAGTTGGTGGAGATACTGAAAAAGCAGCATTGGCAGGTCCTCTTATAATAATTCTGCCATTACCACCAGAGCCTCCATTTGTTGTGCCGTGATACATTCCACCACCGCCTCCGCCACCGAGTCCGTTAGTTCCAGATGGCCCACTTTGGCCTGGACCTGTAGCTCCATCTCCGCCACCGCCGCTTCCGCCAGCTTTTGGAGTGTTTGGATTAGGTCCTCCAGCTCCGCCGCCTCCGCCGCCTCCAGCGTAAGTTACGGAACTTCCTGTAATATTATTAGCTGTGCCAGGTCCTCCAGCATTGTTATTTGGTCTAGTGCTGGCTCCTCCGCCACCGCCTGCGTTAGGGTAGTCTGGAGTTGGGCCACCGCCGCCCCCGTCTGGTGTTGAAGCAGATGGTGCTCCGCCTGGATTTCCTTGTGGTGGAGTTGTTGGGGGATCGTTACCTAAACCTTTTCCAGTGTAAAAACCACCGCCGCCTGATCCGCCATTACCTGTGTTTGATGGCGCTCCTGTGTTTCTTCCGGCTCCTCCGCCTGCTGATGTAAAATCTCCTGTAGATCCTGCAATAGTTGAATCACCGCCGTTGTTTCCAGAATTGTAATTACCATTATTACCTGTCCCTCCTGTTCCAACAGTTATTGTAGTGTCGCCGCCTTTAATTGCAATTTTTGTTCCACCAGGAAAAGATGTCCGGTATCCGCCAGCTCCTGCTCCTCCTGCGTGATAGTTGTTAGCGCCTGAACCTCCGCCAGCTACAACTAAAAAGTCTACATCAAGGTCTGGCACTCCTCCGCCAGATCCGAAACCTAGAATTGTGTATCCAAATCCTGCCATTTATTCTCCTTACGCGTCGTTAGCAGCGTCTGTAGTGAAGAATAATTTAATACCTAGAACTCTACATTCTCCAGTAAAAGTATCACTTCCGTCTGCTGCGTCCCTGTATAATTGAAAGTAAGATTGCTCACCTGCTGCAGGAGAACCTGCAACTGTTATCGCACTACTTTCGGATGTAATCTGTTGATCTTCGACTGTGCCGATACCAGCGTCTGTAACTTCTATCGCTGTTCCATATGCAACGTCAATAGTATCACCGTCTGCACACGCTACACCCTGTAAACCAAAAATAGCATTTCCTGTGTTTGTAGTAGAAGGAGACCAATAAACTTGATAAGTTACTGTTCCTTCATTCCATGATTTAGGCATTGCTACTGAAAATTGTGTGTATTGTTTTGTACTAGCATCAAAATCAAATACTTTTAAATCTGGTCTTGTTGCTGTTGTTTCAACTTGTGCTGCATCTGCAGGATTAGTTGTTGGTCCGTACATAGCTGCCGCTGGAACCCATATAGTTTCTTTACCTGCAATTTTAATTGCAGCTGTTGCTGATTTAAGAACACCTGTTCCTTTAGGATTTAAATTTAAATCAACGTTTGTTTCACCTGTTGAAGAAATAACTGGACCATTTCCAGTTGCAGCATTTGCTAATGTAATTTCGTTAACAGCTGAACTTGTTGCTGTTAATAAAGCTAATTCATTTCCGTTAGTATCTAAAATAGAAGTTCCTATTTTAGGTGAAGTTAAAGTTTTATTTGTTAAAGTTTGTGTTCCAGCTAAAGAAACATTTGGTAAAGTGTAAATGTCTGGATTAGTTCCATCATTTGCAGTTGCAAAAACTACTGCATCACCTTTGTCAGTTCCCGCAAAAGTAAATGTATCACCAGATCCTGATGCATATTTAAATTGTACTGTTGGAGTGCCTGATCCGTTAGTAGTTGAGTTTCTTAAATAATAAAAAGTTTGTACATCTAAAGGAATTGTAACAACTTGATTTCCTGTAATTGAACCTGTGAATTCAATCATTCTATGAGATAGAACTGCTCCAGTTGATCCATCAGATACAGATAAAGCTGTAGTCTGTGCACCACCTGCTATTGATTGAGCTGAAAATCCACCAGCGATTTGTTCAAAAATTTGTAAGTTTGTATTTGTTTTCGTTCCCCATGTTCCAGCGTTTTCGCCAGTTGCTTGAAGTTCTACCCCTAAAGGTGTGTATGTTGAAGCCATTTTTTATCTCCTAATTTTGCTTACGCAACATCTGTATAGCTAGTATTTGAACCTGTGTCAACACTTTGATATGCCTGAATTCCAAAGCCTGAAGCAGTTCCAAAAGCAGCTACATTTGACGTTGCTGATTGCCCAGTTAAAGTTAAATTTAAACTTCCTATAACTGATGGTGTTCCTATACTAAACGTTGCAGACACCCCAGTCAAGCCCATAATATCAGCAGGTGCTAAAGAACCTACGCTTGACGTCATTGCTTGTCCAGTTGGTGTTACTATAGGGTTTGAATTTTCGTCCGTTCCACCTAAAGAAATAGTTGCAGAAACACCAGTTATATCATAAGCCGTTTCTATAACTACTGATCCTACAGAAGAAGTTGCAGATTGACCTGTTGGTGACATTACGTCTGCAGCTGTAACTGATCCTAAAGAAGAAGTTCCAGAAACTCCTGTTAAACTAAATGTAGCATCAATTTGAAATCCTAAAGTTCCAACAGAACCTGTAGAAGAAACTCCTGTTGGTCCCATAACATTTGCAACACTATCTAATGTAAATAAATTCCAAGAATTATTACCCCAACCTTTTGCACCCCAAGTACTATTACCTAAATCACTTTGTAATTCAAAACCTGTTAATGTTGCGTGAGCATCATTTGATTCACCATAAGCTTCTTCACCCCAACCGTCACGTCCCCAACCAGTTTCGTTATATACTTCTGTTAATGCACCAACGCTTGTTGTTAAAGATAAACCTGTTAATTCTACGCCATTATCATTTACTGCGCCCCATTCTCCTACGCTCCATTCTTGACCACCCCATCCTGTTTGAGGTACACCCATGTTAGTTCCATCACCAACAGATGAAGTTAAACCAAGACCTGTAATACTTACTACAGGGTCATTACTTTCTCCGTATGGTCCATCATTCCAAGTATTTCTACCCCAACCGGCTGATTGAAATGATAATAATCCGTCTGCATTTAAAGTTGTTGTTAAACTTAAACCTGTAAGTTCTGCTGTAGTATCGTTAAGTTCGTTCCACTCGTTTTTACCCCAAGATTTACCACCCCAACCTGTTTGAGGCACACCCATATTTTCTCCACTACCCGGAGATGCTGTTGCTTCTAAACCAGTAGGTACGATTGTTACCTCTGTTGATTGCCAGGAGTTGTCTCCCCAAGAATTTGTTCCCCAGGTAGAAGCCATAGGTTAGGCTCCTTACGCTATTCTGATGATCGCGTTTGATGCGTCTGCTGTTGGAAATTGAATTGTAAAAGTTCCACTAGTTACAGTTTTATCTGAACCAAAGTCAATTGCACAAACTGCTGGATCACCTGATGCTGAATCATTAAAAATTAAACATCCTCTTGCTGTGAAAGAAGCAGATGTAAAACTTGTGTCAGCGAAATCACAAACTGCTGTGTCTGTAGATAAAGCAGGAGTAACACTTGTAAGCGCGTTTCCTTTAGTAGTGTAACCATTTCCGTTTGCTACTTCATTAGACGTAGTATACGCAGTCGTAGATTTATTTAACGTTGCAGAACTTGTGTACAATGCTAATTTAAAAGTGTCTCCACTTGATGCTGTAAAATTGTGAACTGCTTTTAAAATTTCAGTTTTGAAACTGTTACATATTGCTGATGTTATTGCCATAATTTATCTCCTAATTTTTACGGTGACGTAGAAGGTATAGTTATTCTAACAGTCCCATCCGTGTAATCATCACGTTTACGTCTGCCAAGTTGTTCCATACCAAACTTGTCTAGTTCTTCTTTATACTTTTTCTCGTATAGTGTCAACATATCTAATGGGCCTTTTAAAAAACTAAAGGCTTCTATTAGACACGCATATAATAGACCATTACCAAAATATTGACTTATATAGGTAGTAGTATTTGACCCCGATAAACCGTCTGGGATGGCCTGATAATGTATTTTAAAGGTAAACGTACTACTAGGTGCCGGAGCTATCATTAAACGGCCTGAAGTCGTGTCTGAGACGCCTGTAGCACCACCAAACATAGCGTAATATTTAGGTGTTCCTGTTGCTGTTTCAGCAGGAATATATTCTTGTAGATAAGTTTCGTCTTTTTTTTCTAACCAAGTATTTGCTCCGGTAGCAGCTGATGTTGAAGTATAAACTTGTACACCTTTAACAAAAGTAGTTTTTGCTGGAACGTTAATTGTTGTTTGTCCTGTAACTAAATTACCAATAGATTGTTTTTTATATGCATCAATAGGTACATCTCTAAAAATTTTTATTTCAGCATTTTCAATAAACTGATCTGTAATTGTAGCTGTTAAAACATTAGTATCTACTTCTGTGTAGTTTTGAATTGCTGTTGTTAGTGTTGCGTATGTAAATCCTGCCATTATGGTGTCAATGTTACCGGCCCTGCCGTTACAAACATTCCTCCTGAGTTTTCAGTTACAGTAGGAGTTGATCCTAATGTAAATGTATAATTATTTGTTCCTGTTACAGTTATACTAAATCCTGATGAATTTTCAAACGCTGTAAAAGCTACTCCACCAGGAGAGCCATCTACGTTTCTAAAAACAATAGTATTTCCTGAAGTTCTTCCATGACTAGGTTCTGTAACTGTAATTGTTGTACTTCCAGATGTAATATTAAAAGGATTTCCTGGTAACATATTTTCTGTTGCCGGTTCTGTTCTATCTGGTTTTGCCATTGGTAAACCTTGAGGATCAGCTCCGTGTGGCTTAGGCTGTAATTGTGGTTGTTTAGGTTCAAACTCAGAAGTATGAACTCTAGAACCATTCCATTCTTTAACCATTTCTTTGTATGGAAAAGCCATACCAGATCTATCTGATATAAATTGTGCGTGTTTACCTTTTGAAAAATTAGACATTTGGATAATAAGTTTTTGGGGTTATATAAGAACTAGATGATGAGCCATCCTCCGCTAAGGCTCTTTGTAATTCATCTTCATAAAATAATTTCATTTGTTGTGTCATTTCGGGTTTAAATTTTTGTGATAAATAATAAGATAAACCTGATGCCATACAAGGTATAAATCTGTAAGGTACATCAGTAGCGTTTGTGTAGTCTCCTACGTCTTGAATTCTTTTTACATAATAGTAATTAACTAGATGTCCAGCTTGAGAACTTCCTGGAGTTAAATATAAAGTTACTGTAACTTTATCAATAAATCTTTGAAAAAAGTATTGTGTAGGTGTT